TAAGCCTAAGCCAAAACCTAAACCTAAACCTAAACCAAAGCCCAAGACTAAGGCTAAGACTAAGGCTAAGACTAAGACAGAGCCTACCATCGCAGAATCTCTTAAAGGAGCATCTCAGAAACTAAAAACTGCAGTCACTTCAGATACCGCAAAAAAAGTTGGTACTGGATTAGCGACTACAGGAGTTATAGGTGGCACTATTGCTGGCATGTCTTCCGCTAAAAAAGGTAGAGATGCAGATGCCGCTGCAGCTGCATCAGATCGCCCCATAAAGTCTAAAGAAGAACGAGAAGCTGCATTTGAAAAAATAAAGCAGGAAAGGTCAAAAAAAGCGGAAGAAAGAGCTGCTAAAAGAAAGGCTGCTGCCGCAAAATCTGCACAGGAAAAAGAAAACAAAAGGGCTGAAGGCGAAAGAGATAAGTATCGTTCGCAACAAGCGCAAATGAAAGAAAACAAAAGGGCTCAGACTGCAAGAGATCAGTATCGTTCTGACAGAGAAGCACTGAAATCAAAAGCAAAAGTCACTGGCAAAAAAGATGACATGGCCAGTCGGAATGTTACTTTGCTTTCAGGCAAGAAAAGAGCCAACGTCACTCGTGAGCAGATGACTAATCTGGGTCTTGATCCGAAAAAGAAAAGTGACCTGACACGATATCTGAATGCTTATGATGGTTTAGGCCGCAGGCCGAAAACAAAGGCAGATCTTGAGGGATACGCTGGTGGCGGCCATGTTAAAGGTAAAGTTGCAGGCTACAAAGACGGTGGTATGGCCAAGAAGCAGGGTTACAACGACCGGCTTGATGAGTCCCTGGGTGAGCGTAGGGGCAAGGAAAGCACCAAGTCCCAGAGCTTTAAGTCACGCCGCGATGAAAGCCGTGGTGCGAGTAAGCCCGTTAAGAAAGCGAGTAAGCCCAGAACCCCCCAAAGCGCAGGTGCAGCCAAGCGCGGGTGGGGCGCGGTAATGAAGTAACCGCCATGGCAAAGAACTGGATACAGGGTGCCATCAAAAAACCGGGTGCGCTGCGCAAACAGCTTGGCGTTAAGCAAGGGGATAAGATCCCCAAAGCCAAGCTTGATAAGGCGGCGAAAGCACCCGGCAAGCTGGGGCAACGAGCCCGTCTGGCAAAAACTTTAGGGACTTTTAAAGGGCCAAAGAAAATGCGCAACGGCGGCATGGTGACCAAATGGGAATCTAGGTGGAGGTAGAGTTATGGCAATAGCTAAAGCAGTACTTGCAATTTTAAAAAATTCTGGGAAAGCCGGGGAAAGAGTTAAAAAATTCTTAAACGAAGGCAAGATAGAAGTTGAAGATTTTGCTGTTAATACTCTTCTGAAAAAGGATAAGAGATCAATTAACGAAATCATCAAAGAAGACGGAGAAGCAGGTGTTAAAAAGCTTGATTCTTTAATTCGAGAAAAAATTACTACAAGACCACCTGCTGCAACTAAATTTCAAGATGTCCCTATGGATGCTGAATTCATCAGCAAAGGGAAAAAAATGAAAAAAACAGGTCGTGCATCTGCTGTTGAAGTAGGACCTGGCGGAAATAGGTGGGGAATGAAACCAGGTCGAAAAGTTTCTGATGTAAAACCTAAAGATCCTGTCAAGAAAGCCAAAGGTGGCATGGTGACCAAATGGGAATCTAGGTGGAGTTAACTTCTTCTCACTACAATATACACGGTGTATTTCCGGAGCCAGTGTATATTGTTAACAGAGGAGGAATTGGATATTCGGTCTTAGATGCAGAAGAACAAAAAGAAGTTGATGAGATTTGTGCAGAGGGGCTTAGAAATAATACATTCAACCAATCTACAATTAACAATTATATTTTTAACGATAGATTGGAAAAGCTAAAAGCTTTTTGTGAGCAACAACTAAAAATTTATCTGGCAGAAGTTATTATTCCAAAAAATGAAATTGAATTATATATAACACAATCATGGTTAAATATAACAAAGCCGGGCGAAATGCATCATGAGCATATTCATCAGAATAGTATTGTCAGCGGAGTCTTTTATATCCAAGCAGAAGAGGATGACAAAATTACTTTTGTTGATCCTATGGCACCCAGGAAAAATATGATCTGTTTTGAAAAAGAAAATTTTAATATTTGGAATTCAGATACTTGGTTTTTTCCGGCGAATCCAGGAGAACTTTTATTATTTCCTTCCTGGTTAACACATAAAGTTGCGGTGAATGAAAATGCAACTACTGATAGAATTTCTCTTTCGTTTAATACTTTTGCGAAAGGCGTTTTGGGTTCTAAATACAACTCAAGCGAATTAATTTTAGGATAGAAACACATGGCTATTGAACGCGGTGTAAGCGAGTCCGACAAATTTGATCTTGAAATTGACGACAATTCAAAAGAGATTGAAGTCAATGTCGATGCTGAATTTGAAGAATCTACTGATATAGATAATATTTTCGGTAATCTTGAAGATGACCAGAATGAAATTCTGGAAGACGGCACTATGCTGGTAGGGGTTCCGCCTGAACCCATAATAGATCAAGGTACAGATTTCTATGAGAACCTAGCTGAAATTATTGATACAGCAGATCTTGGCAGTATCTATTCCAACTGTATGGCTGATTATCAGGACGATAAGTCTTCCCGCAAGGAATGGGAAGATCAGTATCGTGAAGGTCTTGAATTCCTCGGCATGAAGTTTGAGGACAGGACTGAGCCTTTTCAGGGGGCATCAGGGATTATCCATCCCCTGTTGGCCGAATCTGTTACCCAGTTTCAGGCGCAGGCGTATAAGGAATTATTGCCTTCCGGCGGTCCTGTGAAGACGCAGGTTGTCGGCATGATGACCCCCGAGTCAGACCTTCAGGCTGCACGGGTCCAGGAGTTCATGAACTACCAGATTACTCAGGTCATGAAGGAATATGATCCTGAGACTGACCAGTTGTTGTTCTACCTTCCGCTTTCTGGAAGTGCATTCCGTAAAGTCCACTTTGATCAAAGCCTGGATCGTCCGGTATCCCGTTTTATCCCGTCTGAAAAACTAATTGTGCCTTACGGTGCATCCAGTCTGGATAACGCAACCCGCATTACCCACGTTATTGATATGTCAATCAATGATGTGAAGAAGCTGCAGGAAGCGGGGTTTTATAAAAAATCTGACCTGTCCTATATTTCCAGCCCAGTATATGGCGATGATGGCATTGAAGAAGAGATTGATGAGCTTCAGGGCGTTAAACCGTCAGGAAGATCTGGTGCTGATGAATGTGAAATCCTTGAAATGCATGTGGATCTTGAGATCCCAGGTTTTGAGGATGTTAATGCGCAGGGTGAAGAGACAGGCATCAAGCTGCCTTACATTGTCACATTGCTGCCAAAACAGTCAGCTATTCTTTCAATCAGAAGGAATTACCAGCAAAACGATCCTATGCGCAGGCGCGTGGACCATTTTGTTCATTACAAGTTTTTACCGGGCGTAGGCTTTTACGGCTTTGGCCTGACCCACATGATCGGTGGCCTGTCTCGAGGCGCGACCTCGATTCTCCGCCAGTTGATTGATGCCGGTACGTTAGCCAATTTACCGGGCGGCTTTAAGGCACGGGGCATCCGTATCAGGGATGATGATGTGCCGATTCAGCCGGGTGAGTTCAGGGATATGGACGCACCAGGCGGCTCACTGCGCGAGGCATTACTGCCCCTGCCGTTCAAGGAGCCCAGCGGCACATTGCTTAACCTGCTTGGTATGCTCGTTGATGCAGGCCGAAGGTTTGCTTCTATCGGGGATATGCAGGTTGGAGATGGTAATCAGGAAGCACCAGTAGGGACAACGGTTGCCCTGCTTGAGCGCGGTAGCCGCGTCATGAGTGCTATCCACAAGCGGTTGCACTATTCCCAGCGGATAGAATTCAACCTGTTAGCAGGTTTATTCAAAAACTATCTACCACCCCAGTATCCGTATAAAACAGCTAATGGCGACCAGAACATTAAACAAGCTGACTTTGATGACCGCATAGACGTTATCCCTGTCAGTGACCCCAACATTTTCTCAATGAGTCAGCGCGTCATGCTGGCACAGGAAATGTTGCAGATGGTCCAGTCGAATCCGCAGATCCATGGCCCAATGGGGATATACAATGCGTATAAGCGGATGTATGAGGCAATGGGTGTGCAGCAGGTTGACCAGATCCTGCCGCCGCCGCCGCCACCCCCGCAGCCACAGCCGGTCGCTGCCGCATTAGAAAATGGTGGTTTTACCGGCATGAAACCTGCCATACCTTTTCCGGAACAAGACCATCAATCGCATATTGCGATTCACATGGCGTTCTATAATTCTGCGATTTGCCAGGCAAACCCACAACTTCAGGGACTGGTACAGGGACACGTTTATGGGCATATTGACCTGATGGCCAGACAACAAATTGAACAAGACCCGGAAGTCGTTCAAATGAAACAGCAAATGCAAATGATGCAACCACCGCAAGGCCCAATGCCTGGAATGCCCGGTATGCCTCCTCAAGGTGGGATGCCCGGAATGCCACCGCAACCGAATCCGCAGATGCAGCAGATGAATGCAATCATTGAGGCAAAAGTTTCACAACTGACTGCACAGTTAGTTAATCAGATCGCACCAGCCTTTGAAGCCAAGCAGGATGATGATCCGTTAATTGGTTTAAGGCGTGAGGAACTTGATATCAAGGCTGCAGATGTTCAACGTAAAACCATGGAAGCTGAAAAGCGATTTGGGTTAGATAAAGAACGTCTGGATACCCAACGAGAGCTCACTGAAGAAAGAATTGATACACAACTTGATATTGCGGAGATGAAAGACGAAACTGCGCAGGATAGATTAAATTTGCAGCGAGAAATCCAAATGGGTAATCTTGCAGAAAAAATGTCAAAGAATATTTTTGGAGGCTCATAATGGCTAACAAAGTTCAGAAAAATAGTTTTACCATTAAAGATCAGGGCAAAGTGGATTACGCCACCGGCAAGCCTTGCAAGGTAAGTGCTAAGTCCCAGCCCGGTATGGGCAAAGGCCAATCACGCGGCGGTGGAGCAGCCCTTCGAGGCACCAAATTTGAAGGGGTTTACTAATGCCACAATATCAAGAAAGAATTGCCGGACTCAGTA